GGACTTTTTCGACAGATGGGAGAGCCGAGTGAAGAACGCAGACCCCGTGACCATAGATGTGGTACAGAACACAAGGACGCTACTGCGTGACGCACCGAGCATCGACATAGTATGTTGCAAGGAGTGTCGTTATTGCAAAAAGAAGCGTGGCACATTCAAGGGAGAGCCTATCATATTCTACCGCTGTACCGAGAATAACCGAGATGTTGAGAGCGATGACTACTGTTCGTGGGGAGAAAGAGAGGGCGAGTGATGAAGTGTTGGGGTTGCGAATACTTCAAGATAATACAAGAGCCGTTGCGAGTTGGTAAAGATATATATGATTTAGGCAGAGCGGAATGTACAAATTTTGACCTTGTTGTGGACTTTATCAATCACGGTAAATTAAAGCGTCTTGAGTGCATAGATGAAACGATGGGAGAAAGAGGGGGCGAGTGATGGCAGATAAATTTATACTTGATGTCACTTGTGGCAATAGACAAATTTGGTTTCAAAAGAATGAGCCACATACGATTTATTGTGATATTCGCAAAGAAAACCACGAGATAAAAACCAATAATGGTGGTACAAAGACACTTAATATAGACCCCGATGTTGTATGCGATTTTACTAATTTGCCGTTTGCTGACAATACATTTAGCCTCGTTGTTTTTGATCCTCCACACGCTAAAAATCTTTCAGAAGCATCGTGGTTGCGGAAAGAATATGGCTCATTACAAAATGATTGGAAGCCAATGATAAAAAAAGGCTTTCGTGAATGTATGAGGGTGTTAAAGCCGAATGGGGTTTTAATTTTTAAGTGGAGTGCAGTACATATACCAACAAGAGAAATCATAAATGTGATAGGCGAAGAGCCATTATTTGGGCATAGGTCGGGAAAGAAAATGAACACGCATTGGCTGTGCTTTATGAAATTGGCAGACCGCAAGACCGAGAACAGTTCGGAAAAACCGAACAACTCAACTATTTCCAAAATGGAACAAGTTGGAAAGGAGTAGCGAATGACTGAATGTACATTGCATAACCTTTTGACATCGTGCCAATATCCGCAAGTGTTTTGGATTTATCAGATCAATGATTATGACGAGAATATTCTTCTGACAAAGGGTACTAAACAAGAGATGCTTGAGGACGATGAGAACAATTTCAATCTGATAGACCACATCAATGATGTTGTTGAATATTGGACTATCCGAGAGGACGGAGCGATGTTTGTCCGCATAAGGATGGATGACAGAGCAAAGGAATTATTTTCCGAGGATTATGTGAACAAGTGGGATAGATACAATCCGTTAAAAAGACCTTATCTGTATTCAGCAGAAATGGATGACTTCACGAATTGCATTTATGGTTCATCGGAGTATATGCACCCATATGGTGACCCTCTCGATTGTCATCATTGGGAAGAGCAGACGGAAAGAGAGGGCGAGTGATGAAGATAGGTGATGAGGTATATGTTCACGGCTATGTGGACGAGATACGCAAGGATGTGGTCATCATTCGTAACGAGGGCGGTTACTTTGGAACTGATGCAAGCGAGGTAATACTGGCAGACCGCAAGACCGAGAACAGTTCGGAAATTCCGAACAACTGCGAGCCAAAGACTGGAAAAATGATGACCGAAGAAGAATTTGACTCAATGCTGGCAAGGGTGTTGATAGGCAAAGACGAGCCACAGCCCAACGCAGACCAACACGTTCAACGCATTGAATACGTTGGAAACGATGAAAAAAGTCGTTGCTGGACGTGCAAACACTTTGAAAGGATGCACGAAACGCCCATATCATCAGACGGAAGTTATTACACTTATGTGGTCTGTACTGCAAAGGAGTGCAAGTATGAGCCAAAGGACGAGCCACAGACGGGAAGGAGCGAGTGATGATGATATGTCTTGTAAGAGTGTTATATGCAGAGTTATGGGGCAATAAGCGTCCAATGCTCAAGTGTAAGGATTGCCCTTGCAAGTGTAAGGAAAGGAGCGAGTAGATGTATTGCAAGATATTCACAGGTCAGCAAGTCTATGACGGAATGACAGAAATGAACATAGCTTGTGATAATGTGTCTGTGACAGACGGATGGATTTGCTTATACAAAGACGAAAAGTTTGTGGCATCTTTCGATATGGTGACGATAAACGGATGGGTGCTGATTGACAGCACAGCCGATACTCCGCAGACGGATACGCACGATTTACGCACGGATACACACGAGTGCGTTGAGCAGACGGATTGCGGTTGGAAATAACTTAGGCATTACCAGAGGACGGACATAAACGCTGTATCACTAATTCTCTTTAATTGATAGACTGAGTTTCCTTTATAAGCACTTTTGGGTATTTCGTCTGTCCTCTGGTTTGCACCAATAACAACAGCCGAATATAACTGATACAGGAGAAAAAATGAAAAGGTGTGATAACTGCGCAAGAGCAAAAGAGCCGGAAAAAACAAGAGACCTATTTCCGATCAGATGCACAAAGCATAATTGCTGGGTAGATTACGGCTACCGCTGCAAGGATTGGGTGGGAGCCGAGGACGACGGGTATATAACGAACGTCGAAAGGCTTGAAGATGATAGAAACAGTAAGTGAACATTGCAAATACCGGGACTGCAAATACAGAGGTCGGCTGTCATTCGTAGACGAAGCGTGCTTCTTTATGTATTACACAGGTGAACCGAGAGGGTGTGCTATAAGCGAATGCACAAGATACAAACCCGGCAAGATAAAATGGTCGCTGTCGCTTGAAGGGATAAGGTATTGGGATGATGACGTATGAGCAATTTATAAACAGACCGCTTGATCTGATGCAAAAGATCGAGCATAAGGCAGAAGATGTTATGTTCAAATGGACGCTATGCCTTAATACATCGCCGGGCCTTTCTGAACGGGTGCAGACTTCACCGAGCAACACATCGGATCTGAAAATCATACGCTATGATGATGCGAACAAGGAACTGATAGAATTGCAGGGCGAATATGATGATGCGTGTGAAGAGATAAGGACTTTTCTGTATGAGAATCTTGATATACAAGATGCTGATGTACTCGATTGGAAATATTGCAGCGGCAAGTCTATAACCGACATAGCCAACATACGAAATATGACATATTCTGGTGCAGCCAGCAGGATAAGCAGAGCGGAAGTCCGAGCACGCTCAAAGTATTGCAATTTGCGTAGATTTGACAAAGAAACGTAAATAAAAACGTGATAAGATTAAACTGTCCCAAAGGGACAAAGAGCTGGAGGGCACAAAGCAATGGGCTTGTGCGCTCAGGCTCTAAAGGGACAAAGCGGTAAAGCACCGCTCGTACTTTTTCATCATATAATCTCCAAAAAAATAAGGCAGCAAAGCACACGGTATGGCAGCCGTGTGTTTTGTTTTATAACGCCAAAAGTCAAGGGATAGTGATTGCAACACGAAAGCGGTAAGCCTTAACCGTTGCCCTTGATTTTTCTTTTAAGGCAATTACGAAAGGCGGTAATAACATGAACGATTTAACTATCACTAATGCACAGCTTCCAACGAACTTTGAGGATTTATCGAAGTTCGTACTTATCGGCAGAGAGAAGCTAACAGCTGTCAGAGCAGAAATAAGAGCGATTGACAAAGTCGGACTTGCCGAAGAAGTAAGAAAGCAGAAGCTCGAAGAAGCACAGGCAATCAGCGAAGCCGTACTTGACGCAGAAGTCAAAATAGGCGAGTTGATGGCGAAAGTGCCAAAAGCCACTGGGGGGCAACCATTTCAGAGAAAGTCTACTATGGACAGCGGTGTCCAGAGTAGACCACAAACCAAAGCAGACATAATAGAAAAAGCTGGATTTACGCCAAAGCAAGTACAACGCTTTGAAACCCTTGCGAAAAATCCTGACATCGTAGAACAAGCAAAAGCCGAAGCAAGAGAGAATGACGACATTGTATCAAGGTCGCTTGTTCTCAACATGGTCAAGAGCAAGAAAAAAGAAGAACAGCTTGAACAGGCGAAACAGCATATCATGGAGCAGAACAGACCAACGGTCGCTCCAAAGCTGTTTGTCACGGACTGCACAAAAGCACATCTGAAAGAGAAGTGCGATTTACTTCTTACTGATCCACCGTATTCGACAGATGTCGACAACATTGAAGCTTTTGTTGATTCATGGCTATACAAGGCTCTTGATGGAGTAAAAGACACAGGCTTTGCATATATCTTCATCGGGGCATATCCAAAAGAGCTGAAAGCGTATCTCAATGCGAAGATACCGAAACACATGGAGTTATGCCAACAGCTTATATGGACATATAAAAACACTCTCGGGCAGAATCCGAAAGACCGATACAAACAGAATTATCAATCATGCTTATTCTATCGAGGTGTAAACGCTCCGATGCTTGACTGCCCACTTACGACTGAGCAATGGGCGGTGCAAGAAATAAACGCGCCTGACGGCAGACAAGGCGACAGATACCACGCATGGCAAAAGCCGATGGAGATAGCAGAGAGATTTATCAGACACAGTACCAAAGTAGGCGACACGGTATATGACCCATTCGCTTGCACAGGTACTTTTTTATTGGCATCTGCAAAACTCGGACGCAAAGCGTTCGGCTGTGAGATAGACCCTGATAATGCGGCTATCGCAATCGAAAGAGGGTGTGTTTATGGCTAATACACACGCTGTTATGAGCGATATGCGGCGAAGCATGAACAGAGTAGAACGAGCAAGACCAATTATCGCTAATTTGCTCAACGGCGGAGAAATAATCCCTGTTGAGGGTGATGATAACGAGGTCTGCAAGCTACTTGATATGACTTGCGGTACGGACTATCTGCAAGCATACAAAGATAAAGGCCTTGTGTGGGGTGTAGCAAGTCGCATACAAACGGTGAAGCGTGGCTTCAAACCATACAACACTTTTACTGTGCGGAAGGCTCGTGAGACAGGAGCAACAACAGAATACGAAAAAAGGGCATACGCCATAAAGCACGGCGGCGTGTACCCTTTTCTGACTATGCAAGCCTATGTCGACGAAAACGATGATTTTTTGTCTGTCGGAATTGCGAGAACCACAGACATTATGGAGTTTGTCGAAAAAGGCTACGCATATCAAAATCATACAGGCAAACAGCAAGTCGGGCAAGCTGCATTTTATGTTTGCAGGTGGAATGAAATGCAGAACAGAGGTTACAAGGTGCAAATATGGCAAGCCTATTAGGACGAAATTATGGCAAATAACGAAAACCTAAAGCCGATTAATAGCGTGGATGTAGCGAGAGAAATGCAGAAGAAATCGGCAGAGAAGCGCAAACAGAATACAGCAGAGAGAAAACTGATAAAAGACCGCATACTTGAGCGTATGGGAGAGTCCGATTGGGATGCATTTATTGACGGCATTATCGAAAGAGCGAAAGAAAGCACAACGGGCGCGGAGTTCTTAAGAGACACCATCGGACAGAAGCCAGTTGAAAGGGTCGAACAGTTGAACATTGATGCAGAATACGAGCAGAGCGTTGCGTATGTAAGGAAGCTGATGGAAAATGAATGATGTAGACCTTGCAGTAAAGTTTGCACGTGAAATGCCGTACAAGATAGCAAGAGAGGTAGGCTTCAAAGATGTCAGGGAGTACCCTCACAACGAATGGATGCGAGAGATCATAACTGGTAAAGCCGACTACACTTTACTCGCGCATCGTGGTAGCTACAAAAGTTCCGTGCTATCTGTGTGCATCGCACTAATCATGGTTCTCATGCCATATCAAAACATCATATTTCTGCGTAAAGCTGACAATGACGTAGCGGAAATGATACGCATGGTAAAAAAGGCGTTAGATTCTGAAGTAATACAGAGTCTTGCGCTTATTTTATATAAGAAAAGGATAATCTTAACGGAATCCACAACATCATCAATCACGACCAACCTATTTATGTCGGCATCAGGCGCATCACAACTGCTTGGCATCGGTCTTAAATCGTCTATTACAGGCAAGCACGGCGATTTAGTAATCACAGACGACATATGCAATATCACAGACCGCATAAGCAAGGCGGAACGTGACAGGACGAAGCTACAGTATCAGGAGTTAGGAAACATCCGCAATCGAGGCGGCAGGATAATAAACCTCGGAACAAAGTGGCACACCGATGATGTGTTTACCTTGATGGATAACATTCACAGCTATGATTGCTATACCACCAAGATCATGACGCAGGCTCAAATTGATGACTTGAAGGACAGAATGACACCGTCGCTGTTCTCGTGCAACTATGAGTTGAGAATAATACCATCAGATGATGTACTGTTCACAGATCCGAAGACGGGCGCACCGAGAGAGATGGCGATGCAGGGCGAGAGCCACGTAGATGCGGCTTATTACGGCGAGGACTGGACGGCATACACGACCATAGCGATACACGACAGGAAGTTCTACGTGCTTGGGAAGTGCTGGCGTAAGCATATCGAGGACGTTGAGGATCAGATAGTGGCGATCCAGAACGAGATGAAAGCCGGCAGGCTGCATATGGAGACGAACGCGGACAAGGGATATGCCGCTAAGTCGCTGAAACAAAAGGGCGTGAGGGTAGCGACCTACCACGAAAGCCAAAACAAGTACATCAAGATCAGCTCATACCTTAAAGCGGAATGGGCTGATGTTATTTTCGTTGAGGGCACAGACCCGAAATATATAGAGATGATCTGCGACTATAACGAGGACGCAGAGCACGATGATTGTCCTGACAGCTTGGCATCGCTCATCAGGATCATAGGGAGACGCAAGAATAGAACGACGGAGACCAGGACGGTAGAGGACGCATTTAGCCGGTACACGTACTGAAAGGGACACGATGAAAACATATCAGGACCGAACGTTCCGAGTATATATGCACATAAACAAGGAAAATAGGTGAGGCTTGTAATGGGAATAGAAAGTCAGCAGGTGGTTTCTGCTGGGCGTATGAGCCGAGGTGATAAAAATTAAGACGTATCAGGACCTTCTTGATGTAGGAAAGAATGAGACAAAAAGAAAGGACTTTGTGCGTGCGCTCATCAACGAGCATCAAAGCACAAAGGACTACAAGATAGCAAAGGACGCATATGACTATTACTGTCATAAGAACGTAACGATCAGCCAGTATCAGAAGATACTTACCACGGTAGAAGGCGCACACATCATCGACAATGTGTCATCCAACTACAAGATGGCAACGAACCACCTGTACAGATTTATCACGCAGGAAGTTCAGTATCTGCTGGGTAACGGCATATCGTGGAACAACGCGGGCACCGAAGAAGCGCTCGGATATGGCAAGTGGTCAATAGACAGACAGCTCCAAGACGCAGCGACAAAGGCGCAGTGGGGCAAGGTAGCGTTCGGCTTCTATGACAACGATCATGTCGAGGTATTCAGTTACCTCGAGTTTGTTCCGCTTTTTGACGAGCTGGACGGCTCGATGAAAGCAGGTGTCAGATACTGGCAGATAGATGAGAGCAAACCGCTCAGGGCAACGCTCTATGAGATAGACGGCTTCACAAAGTATGTGTGGGACGTTGATGAGAACGCACCGAAGCAGGACGAGCCGAAGCGCAGTTATAAGCAGACTGTGCAAACGACCGAAGCTGACGGCGATGTGATCGTGAACGAGGAGAACTATCCGACATTTCCTGTTATACCGCTGTGGGGCAACAGTGAGCATCAGAGCGCTCTCGTTGGCTTGAGAGAGCAGATTGACTGCTACGACCTTATCAAGAGTGGCTTTGCAAATACAGTCGATGAGGCATCGATCGTATACTGGACGCTTCAGAACGCCGGCGGCATGGATGATACAGACCTTGCGAAGTTCATCAATCAGATGCGCGACTTGCATGCAACTGTTGTCGATGTGGACGGAGCGAGTGCACAGAGCCACACGATAGACGTTCCTTATGAAGCAAGGGAGAGGCTTCTCGACAGACTTGATAAGGACCTGTACCGGGACGCAATGGCTCTCGACACATCGCAGATCGCAGACGGAGCGGTAACAGCGACGCAGATCATAGCGGCATATGAGCCGTTAAATTCCAAGTGCGACAAGTTCGAGTATCAGGTGCTTGATTTCCTCAACGGTATCATGGCTGTTGCCGGCATCGATGATGAGCCGACATTCACAAGGTCGATGATAACAAACCAGACGGAAATGATAACGACACTTCTTTCGGCAGGGCAGGTACTGAGTCAGGACTATGTGGCACGTAAGATGCTCGACATTCTCGGAGACGGCGACAGAGCCGATGAGATACTGTCCGAAGCTGAACAGGAGAACATCGACCGCTTCACGGGTGGCATAAGTGAGCCGGCTGAGGAACAGATTGTCGAGGAGCCAGTTGTTGAATAATGGACAAGGGACACAGATACACCGACAAACAGATAGACCTGCTGGAGAAGCGCCTTGAACGCCACTACAAGAAGGTCAGCGAGGAGATCCGTAAAAAACTTACGGAATATCTGGAAAGCAATTACGAGTACTACGAAGAATTGTGGCGCAGACTTGATGAGGGCGAGATAAGCGAGACGCAGTTTGAATACATGGTCATGTCGGACAATGGCCTCGAAACAGTAGAGGGCGAGATGGTCAACGACTATGTAGAGGGCGACGCAAAGGCAATGGCCCTCATCGGTGTGGTGCTCCAGACCATATACATATACAACCGCAACTATCAGGGCAGAAAGATGCAGTCTGAGGTCGATGTCAAAAGGCTGATGGCGTATTTAAGGCGCAGAAGAAGGCTCCTGCCGCCGCCTAATCCTGACAAGATGAAGGACCGCATATGGCACCGGGTAAAGATACGGCTTGTTGTATCGGACAGTCTGAGGAAGGGACGGAGCATCCCGGAGATAGCAAACAGGCTCGAGCGTGTTACAAACATGGACATGAGCGCAGCGTTCCGAGCGGCAAGGACAGCCTGTACCAATGCAGAGAACCTTGCGAAGCTCGATGCGATGTTCGTACTGCGTGATGAGTTCGGTGTCGATGTAAAGAAACAGTGGTATGCGACACTCGACAACAGAACGAGGACACAGCACAGGGAGATGCACGGCGAGGTCAGGGAACTTGAGGAGCCGTTCTCAAACGGGCTTATGTATCCGGGCGATCCGAACGGCGATCCGGGCGAGGTATGGAACTGCCGATGCACACTCATAGATGTTATAAGCGGCATGGACGACATAAAGGAGTCGCCTAACGGGATGAGCCGCAGTGAATGGATAAGGAAACAGCCTGTGTCGAAGCCTTATCCGATACCAAAGAACAAGAGGTAGCCTATGGGAATGACTATACAGATAAAGGTCGACAACACAAAGGCCGTGCTTGCAGATACGCAGAAGCACAAGGAACGTGCTCTGATAAAGTGCGGTGCGGCTTGGGAGTCGTATGCAAAGCAAGGTTCCCCGGTCGACACAGGCAGATTGAGAAGCAGTCTGACACATGAAATGGAAGGCGATGATACCGTAGCGATCGGAACAGACGTTGAGTACGGCATATATCAGGAGCTGGGCACGAGCCGAGGCGTGGTGCCGAAACTGTTTCTCACAAACGCCGGCAGGATGCACATAGACGAGTATATAAACATCATCGCAAGTGAATTCAATAATGGTTAGCAATATCCCCGAAGGGGGATTTTTTAATAGCTAAAAAACCTAATTACAAAGCAACGTAACCGAAGCATAGGAGGTAAACAAATGGCATTCACGAGAAAGATGCTCAAAGCAATGGGCATCGAGGAAGAAAAAATCGACGAGATCATTGAAGCACACCGAGAGGTCGCCGATGCCCTTAAAGAAGATAGGGATAAGTACAAGGCAGATGCTGACAAACTGGCTGAGACCGAGAAAGAGCTGAAAGACCTGAAAAACATGGTCGACGGTGCCGACTCGTACAAGGAACAGTACGAAAAGGAGCACAAAGCCTTCGAGGAATTCAAAAAGGGAGTGGAGGCAGAAAAGTCCAAAGCAAAGAAAGTCGATGCTTACAGGGCTTTGCTTCTCAAAGCAGGCGTTTCGGAAAAGAGGATTGACGCCATCGTGAAGGTAACATCGATGGACGATATCGAGCTTGATGACAACGGAGAGATCAAAGACGCAGACAAACGTATCGAGGGAATAAAGACCGAATGGTCGGAGTTCATCGTTACGGAAAAGCAGCGTGGTGCCAATACTGAAAATCCACCTGCAAACACAGGTGGCGATAAGATGACACGTGCTGAGATCTTCAAGAAAGATGAACATGGCCGTTACGTTCTTTCCGCAGCGGAGAGACAGAGAGCCATAGCTGAAAGTCTCAGCGAATAACAGAAAGGAAAAACAATCATGGCAGCAACAAATGTTGAAACTCTTGCAAATCCAAGAGACTCACTTCCAAACGTTTATACCAGCGTAACAGCTAGAGAGATCGACTTCGTTACACGCTTCGGCGATAACTGGGATGCTCTCAGAAACATCATGGGCATCATGCGTCCGATCAGAAAGGCTCCGGGAACAGCACTTGTTTCCTACACAGCAGACGTAACTCTTGAAAGTGGCGCAGTAGATCCGGGCGAAGTTATCCCTTACAGCAAGGCGACTATCGTGCAGGCTTCAAAGTCTGACCTTACTATCGAGAAGTACGCAAAGGCTGTTCCAATCGAGGACGTCAACAAGTACGGCGCAGAGATCGCTGTTGAGAAGTCTGACGATGCGTTCCTGACAAAGCTCCAGAACACTGTTCTTGGAAAGTTCTACACATTCCTGAACACCGGCTCGCTTACAGGCAGCGCATCGACATGGCAGGCTGCGCTTGCAAAGGCTCAGGGCCTTGTGCTCGATAAGTTCGCAACAATACAGAAGGATGTTACTGCAATCGTAGGTTTTGCTAACATCCTCGATGCTTACGACTATCTCGGCGCAGCAGACATCACAGTCCAGACCCAGTTTGGTCTTACTTACATCAAGGACTTCCTCGGATACAGCACACTGTTCCTTCTGCCGGCTACACAGATCGCACGCAACACAGTAATCGCTACTCCTGTTGAGAACATCGATCTGTACTACATCGATCCGGGCGACAGCGAGTTCGCAAGACTCGGACTCAACTACACAACTCAGGGCGAGACAAACCTCATCGGTTTCCACGCTCAGGGCAACTACAGCACTGCCGTTGGAGAGTCCTATGCTCTCATGGGTATGGCTCTGTGGGCTGAGTATCTTGACGGCATCGCAAAGGTCACAGTAACAGGAGCTTAATATGATATACAAGGTCGTAGAATTCTTTACCGACATTCAGGATGATGATCACGCATACCACACGGGGGATATATTCCCTCGTGATGGTGTGGAGGTGAGCGAGGAAAGAATAGCCGAGCTTGCGTCCACGGAAAATAAGCGTGGCATCGTGCTGATAGAGGCTGTAGAGACACCACAGAAGGCTGAAATAGAGCCACAGACAGACGAAAACGGCGAAGCCGAAGAAGTAGTCGATAAGGCTGAATCGAAGCCTAAAAAGTCAAATAAGAAGGAGAAATAAAATGGAACTGACCGAACTGTGTCAAGAACTTAGGAATTGGTTTGAGCGTGATAAATTCTTCGGAGAATTCACGATAGAGAATGGAACGATTAACGTGCCCGACGGTTCTTTACAGGACGGTCAGTTTTTTCGCGTTATAGGGTCTGTATTCAATGACGGAGTTCATAAATACGGCGAAGGCGAATTAACTGATGAGGTATTTAAGGGTGCGATATGGTCAATGGCTGTTCCTCCTGCGGTTATTGACTTATCAGAACGAATTTCGGCATGGGTTACCAAGTATGGCGAGTCGGTCTCCTCGCCTTATTCATCCGAGTCGTTTGGCGGCTACAGCTATGTGAAAGCAAGCGGCGTGGGACAGGGGAACGCCACATCAGGACCTACTTGGCAGAGCACGTTTGCCAGTGAATTAAATAGATATCGAAAGATATGAAGCGATACACAGTTTATATTCACACAAACAGAATCAATGGTAAGAGATATGTGGGCATAACGAGCATGAAGCCGAAAAAGCGGTGGAATTATGGATACGGATATGAACTACAGCCGAAATTCTTTAACGCCATTGCAAAATATGGGTGGAAAAACTTTGAACACGAAATAATCGCAACTGGGTTATCCAAAAGCGAGGCTTGCGAAATTGAAAAGTCTCTGATTACCAAATATGACACGATTGAGAATGGATACAACGTGTCAGAAGGCGGCATAGAGATGGACAAAGCGATGGAGCGAATGTCGGTAGATAAATATAATCCCGACACAGGCGAATACATTTGCTCATACGCAAGCATTATGGATGCGGCGTTTGATGTGCAAACATCGGATTCTCATATATCTGAAGCGTGTCGAGGTAAACATTCCGTAATTGCAGGCTTTGGATGGACATATCACGGAGACCCATACACACCACCAAAGAAGTATGCACATTATAGGTGCTCAATCGAAAAGATTGATGTCAATTCGGGTGAAGTGGTGGATTCTTACAAGTCAATCAAACAGGCGGCTGAAGAAAACGGATTATCTCGGTCTTTGATTTGTATGTGTTGTAACGGCAAATGTAAGTCAGGCGGTGGCTATAAATGGAGGAGGAAAATCTGATGTCATTACTTGATGATGTAATGGAAACGTTTGTGTTCATGGTCAAAGAGATAGTCAAGGACGGCTATGGAGGCTACACACAGGAATGGACCGAGGGCGTCGATTTCAAGGCTGCGGCTGTTCTTGACTCATCGATACAGGCACGGATAGGTGAGGTGCAGGGTCTGACGAGTCTGTACACGATCACGGTGTCGAGAGAAATACCGCTCGAGTTTCACGATGTAATAAAGCGTAAAAGCGACGGCAAGGTGTTCAGGCTCACATCGGACGGAGACGACAAAAAGACACCGCCGAGCGCAGGTCTTGATATGAGACAGGCATCAGCGGAGGAATGGAGGTTACCGTCATGAATAAGTGGCAAGCGTTAGACTCGTTCTGGAACTCGTTCGGCATACCGGCTTTCGAGCAATCGACAGTGCCGGAAAGCGACGAGCTGAGGGGCGACTTCTACATAACCTATGAGGCTGTAACGGACAGCCTTGACCGACCTGTACCAATGTCAGCGTCCATATGGATGCTGAACACAACATCATGGGAAACGATATCACAAAAGGCAGAGCAGATATCCGATGCACTTGTGCAGGTAAAGACCGTACCAATGGATACCGGCTACATATACATAACGCGTGGTCAGCCGTTCTCGCAGAGAATGACGGAGGACAAGGACACCGTTAGACGTATTTACTTAAACATCATGGCGGAGTATTTAGCTCCGTAGAAAGGACATAACTATGGGAGTATTCACACTTGTATCAGAAGATGCTTTTGATGAACTGCAGCTTGATGCCGGCGTTCTCCTGAGCACATTTGATATTACAAATCCGTACACCACACCAGCAAGTGCGAACATCATCGCAACGACTACGGGCGGTATCAATCCTACCTGCGTTCCTTCATACGAGGACCTTGCCGAGGATGTTGACAATGTTCCTAACAACATGAAGGAATTCAAGAAGCTCTCCGGCTGGGAATGCGGCATGGGTTTCTCAAGCATCAAATTCAATGCTGAGAATATCGCGTGGTCGCTTGGCGCATCAGAAACGACTACAGGAACAGGATACAAAAAGATAGTTCCAAGACGCGATCTTAAGCAGGCCGACTTCCAGGATATCTGGTGGGTAGGCGACAAGGCTAACGGCGGCGCTGTAGCCATCAAACTTATCAATGCTCTGTCGACAGGTGGCCTGAACATTCAGACCACAAAGAACGGCAAGGGCACGAACGCGATCACACTGACGGGTCATGTATCTATCAAGGATCAGGACACCATGCCAATGGAGTTTTACGACATCGACCCACCTACGGGAACTACGGGACACTAATAAGTTCAGATCAAGGAGGTAAAAATGAAAAACTTGGCAAACTGTAAACCGTCTGAATTTTTTGTGCAGACCAACAAAATCAGAAAATCGGTAGCAAAGTGGCTGACTGTCACGGATATACACAACATTAGAAAACGGCTGCCTAAGTACACAGATGATATGGACGCAGAAAAGCGTGCTGAGGTACGCAAGGCGCAGATAAGCAAGAATCTGTCAGCCATACTTGACGCGTGCCTTGAGGAGCACCCTATGGAAACGCTCGAGATTATGGCCCTTGCGTGCTTCATCGACCCGGCAGAAGCAGACGACCACCCGATGTCTGAATATCTGAAGTCGGTAGCTGAGCTGATAGCGGACGAAAGTGTGCTGAGTTTTTTTACATCGTTGGTGAGTTTGGAGAGCAGTGGTATTTTGACGCTTGCAGACTAATACGGCTTGATATTCTGGAAATATACGGCAGGAGTTATGTTATAGAACATTGTGTTTCTGAATACAACAAGCGCCGTGAAGAAAAGCTGTACAAAGTGTATGTATCGGACGCTCTGAAGTCGATTGCCGAGAACACTACCCACTTTTTGGGTATGGACGGCATAGTCGACTACGGAGCGTCTCTTACGATGCGCTGGGTAGATGTTCTTGAACCACAGGAAGAAGCAGAAGTTGACGACAGGTCGTGCGAAGAAATAGTGCACGGCATCTGGGAAAGGATAAACGGGCGATGACGGTATTTGAACTTGTCGCAAAGTTGACGCTCGACTCAAGTGAGTATGAAGACAGCATAAAAAAGACACAGAATGCAGCGGAAAGTTTTGGGCAGAAAATAAAAAGCGGTTTTGGGTTTGGCGTTCTTATGCGTGCAGGGCAGAAGGCGTTTGATGCTATTGGCAACGCCATATCATCAAACCTTGCAGGGGCTACAAAGCGCTTTGATACACTGCAGAACTTCCCAAAGGTAATGGAAAGCCTTGGGTATACTGCAGACAGTGCAAAGGCATCAATGGACATGCTAGCAAGTAGTATAGACCACTTGCCTACAACGCTTGATGCGGTAGCAAGTCAGACACAATCGGTAGTAGCCGTAACAGGCGACCTGCAGAAGGCAACAGAACTTACACTGGCACTAAACAACGCAATGGCAAGCGGTGGCGCACCTGCTGAACAGCAAGCGTCAGCCATTAACCAGTGGGTACAGGCTATGGCTAAAGGCAAGCCTGATATGCAAGATTGGCGTTCTTTAGTACAGACCGCACCTGCACAAATGGATCAGTTATCAAAGTCCCTGCTTGGTGCGACGGCTAATCAAAGCGACCTGTACGAAGCCATGAAAGATGGCACTGTGTCTATCGACCAAGTAAATGACGCAATGATAAACCTGTCAAAGAATGGTGGGGACGGATTTGCAAGTTGGACGGAGCAAGCCAAGTCGGCAGGTGCTGGTATCAACATGGCACTTACTAACATCAAGGCAGGTATACAGAGAAACATAGCGAACGTACTTGACAGCCTAGACACAAAACTTGAAAGTGTCGGTGGTCTGTCGGGTGTGCTTCAGTCCGTAGTAACACCAATAAATGCCATAGGCGACAGCATCAGCAAGGTCATTAGTGGCGAAATGTCCTTTGATGAAGCAATGGGCAGTCTGTTCGATTCAATAGCAAGCAAGGTGCCACAATTCATCAACAAGGGTCTTGAAATGGTGCTGAACCTTGCCATAGGTATTGCGCAGGGTCTGCCACAACTGATAGTCAAAGGTCTTGACGCAATTACAAACTTCATCAACGGACTAGGGCAAGGCAATGGCGAATTAGCAAGCAAGGCTATAGAACTTATAGGCACACTTGTAGGCGGTCTTATCGAGAACGCACCGCAAATACTCATGGCAGGTTTAAGGCTTATGGTCGCACTGCTTAATGGTATCGTTAAGGGCTTTGCGGCAATCCCTCCAAAACTGGTATCACTTGCCAAGAAGATTCCTACGGCTATCAAGAACGGAGTCGGGAGTCTTGCAAGCATAGGCAGAAACATGATTGAGGGCTTATGGGGCGGTATAAAATCGAAGTTTGATAATGTAATTGATAGGGTAAAAAACCTTGCTTCAAAACTGCCAAAAGCGGTCAAGAAAGTGCTCGGCATTTCGTCTCCGTCGAAGGTCTTTATGGAACTCGGTAAATGGATACCGGAGGGCCTTGCTCTTGGTATTGAGAGGAATGTCGGATCTGTGCAGGACGCTATGGACACAATGAGCGGTGCAACAGAATTCACGCCGGCAGACAATTCTATGGAGTTCGGTAATGGCGGCAATGCCATATACGACCTCATAAATGCCCTGTCCTCGATGCGTGTTGAAGTCGTATCGCAGATAGACGGCAAAGAGGTGGCGAGGATAACCGCACCGATAATGTCCGATGAATTGAACAGGCTCGAGATGCGAGCAAGCAGAAAGCTTGGGTACGTATAAATGGAAAGAACAAATCTCCTTGATGAAGCTGTAAAACTCAACGGAGTATATCTTGAAGACGCAATAGAGGGTTATTACACACTCGGAACATCAGGCAGAAGGTCGCTCGGCAAAACGCTGGCGACCTATTCTGTTGGTTCTGCCGATGGCGAGTCGGTAAAGAACAGCGTGTTTCCTGCGAGAGAGATAACCGTCCATTACGTTATTCAGTCTGATACAGAAGCAAAGCTGACGGCTGCAGTCAACAAGCTCAATAACATACTCAATCAGGAAGAAGTCGACTTTGTATTCAACGATGAGCCGGACAAGTTCTTCTCGGGGTTTGCGATCATGGACTCCGAGCCGAAGAAACTGAGGCTTGCGGTAAAGGGAACATTCACTATTTACTGCGCATATCCGTTTAAGAGGTCGGTCGAGCCTACGGTGTTATCGAGTACGGATGAGTCAGGCGTTACAGTCGCAGATAGTTCCGCAACGTTTGTCTTTGACTATACCGGCACATATCCGGGAAGACCTGTTCTCAGGGCGACATTTGCCGCCGCAAAGCAGAACGGCGACTACAGTGAGGACGGCGATTGCGGATTTGTCGCATTTTTAGATTCGAACGAGAACATCATTCAGCTCGGCAATCCTGAGGTAGTAGACGTAGATCAATACGCAAAGAACGGAACGCTGGCAAACAGCTCGTTCAACGTGCTGACAGGGTGGACACCGACAAATGTATCGTCCGGGCAGATAACTGACACTTATTGGAACAACGGAGCCGGACAGACACAGCAGTATGCGAAGCCGACCGGCACAGCATCACTTACCAGGACAACGGCAGGTGCCGTGGACTTTGAGTTTGACATAGTCCACAGGCTATGCGTTAGTGCGGCAGGGCAGACAGGAAAGTTTGAAGCGCTTGCACAGCATAACGGCAGTACTGTCGTAGGCTTCAAGATAGAAAAGACAGGCAACGGTACGGCAGGTGTTGTGTCATACATACTGAACAACAAGGTGGTAGGCACCGACAATATCGACCTGTCCTACTACAATACGCATTTCGGTTACTGCAACAGGACTGCGGTATACACGACTGAGACCTATTATGTAACCGTTACCAAAAAGAAAAAGAAGAAAAAAAAGAAAGTTCAAGAGGCGAGAACCAGAACGGTGCAGTCCGGCTGGAGTTACACACAGAGCAATCTGAACAGCGGATGGACAAAGGACGGCGGTGTCGTTACGTTCTCGGTCGGAAATCTGCCTGACAGAACGTTTAAGAGTTCTGACATAGAGAATACGCCAGCTGAGGATATCGTGTTCAACTTTGCAGGCAGTTTCCATACCAATGCGCTTCACTCATGCGCGATGATTGCAAAGGCGGGTGTCCCTTTTGCTGAAATCCCAAATGTGTTTACTGCAGGGGACATCGTTCAGGCTGACTGCAACGATGCGAACGTAACGCTTTACAGATCAGGCTCACTTGAGGGCCATCTTGAACCGCAGTATGGTGCGCTTGGTAATGACTGGGAAGATTTTGTACTGAAGCCGGGTCAGAACGTTATAAGGGCGGTATGGTCCGACTGGGTCAACACATCCTATAAACCACTTATACAGATCATCTTCAACGAGGTTTATCTATGATTATCTATTTCTGCGACAGACAGTTTAATATTTTGGGTCAGGCCACAACAGACTTGCCGTCCGGGTACAGAGTGTCTAATGATAACACTGTTGAAGAAGTCGAAAGCGGAGTCAATACATTCGAGTGTGATATCACTTGGACGGATGACACACGCACGGATCTGCAGAGTGCGATATCAGTCGGCAACTATATTCTGAAAAGCGGAAGTAACGATGATAACTACAATTCATTCTTCCAGATAGTAGATACCGAGGCAGATACAAAAGACCAATCCATAAGGCTTTATGCGGAAGACGCAGGACTTGACCTTCTGAATACGCTGTGTCATGCGGTCGTTTTAGAAAATAAAACGATGATGCAGATGCTTGCGTACTTTCTGCCAAGCGACTGGAGCATCAACATTCAGGATGCACCAACGACCACGAAGACAAATGAGTGGCAAGGCGAGTCGACCTGTACTGAAAGAATACGATCGGTAGTAGGGCTGTGGGATTGTGAATTGTATTATTCCTTCCGCATTGAAGGTCTGCAGGTCAAAGAGAAGATAATAAATGTCGTAAAGAAAAGGGGTCTGCAGGAGGCAATTCCGCAGCTGAGGCTAAACTACGATATTGACAGGATCGTTACAAAAACCTCGATAACCGACCTGCTGACAGCACTCGCAGTTACGGGCGGCACACCTGAGGACTCTGATGTGCCGGTAACACTTGTAAATTACGATTACAGCTACGAAGACCCAACGACCGGGGATATTTACCAAGTCGACAAAACAACGGGTCAGATGCGAAATATAAGCGCAATGGACCGCTGGTCAAGTGTGATAGATGAGGACGGACTTCTGGTCGGTTCTTTTTCTTTTGACACGACTGATAAGGCGGTCCTTGCCGGACAGGCCAGAGCCGAGCTTCAGAAGCGTAGTGTTCCTGCTGTCAATTATGAGGTCGACTTTGCAAACCTTCCTGAGGATGTACAGCTCGGAGATCGCGTCAACGTCATTGATGATGCCGGGGAGTTATACCTTGAAGCAAGGATACTCAAAATCGAAACGAGTGAAGCCAACGGAATTCACAAAGCTACGCTTGGAGAATATCTGCTCAGGACATCAGGCATCTCTGACAGGGTGGCACAACTTGCATCTGACCTTGCAAGCCAAAGAGCAACAGATGTGGCGATACAAAACCAGATGCAGGTCATCACCGATACTGTAGACGCTATGTTCACGCTTGAAGTCGAAAGCAATGTAGTGCTTGAACAAGCAACGCTTACTGCAAGGCTTCTTAAGGGCAACAAGGATGTAAAGACAGATTATGACCCGAACTGGTTTAAGTGGATACTTCGGTCTGAAAAAGGCGAAAGGCTTTTAGGCAGGGGCTATACACTTACAGTAGACATGGGCATCATCGGTTATGCGTCAACCATACTGTGCAGGTTTATCAGACCGCAGTTATACGATTTGACAGACCACAACCTTGTAGCAATCACAGACCAAAATTTAGACGCTATACAGGTTTCTTTTGCAGGTATATACAATCAGCCTGTTGTCACAAGAAGGTCGCTTAAATCAAAGAAAAATGCCCTTCGTAGTATACCTACAGTTGAAGTGGGTGACCCTACAGTATCAAGAGAGGTCAACCTGTATGAGCGTGGCACAGTTAATGAAACTGTACAACGCTTCTGGGTAACGGAAGAAGGCGAAGATGCAGGTGCGCACATCACCGAAGTTACCAAAGAAGAATTTGAAGCAGACCCACAAGGCGGTAACCTACTTGCAAGGTCGAATGGTATAGCAATAAGGGACGGACTGACAGAACTGGCATCTTTCGGAGCTGACGCTACGCAGATAGGCGCAAGCGGCGCAACGCATGGCGTGTTTTCATCTAACTTCATTAACTTCGTTACTGAAAACGATGATCCCATACTTGTCGCAGGTAAACTGCCAAACAATCAGTACGGTCTTTACTTAGGCACAGACAGCCCATCACATACTGGTGTAACACTTAATACATTTCCAGATGACGGCTCGTCACGATGCAACTTGACAGCGAGGTCAGAGCCAAACACTCAATATGGCAACAATGACGCTTCGCTGTCACTTGAAGCATATTTACTGCCAAGTGGTGAGAAATATCACTACTTGACAATAAGCGCAAGTGCTACTGGGTGGAATGGCATACAGGCATCAACCAATATTACTGTAAATTCTGATGAACGCCTAAAGAAAGACTTTGAAGGTGCAGAAAAGGTCAGCGACTTGATAATGCATATCAAGCCGATAGTCTACTCGTGGAAAGACGAAAGAACGAACCAGAGGCATCTCGGCTTCAAGGCACAGGATGTAAGACAGGCGTTAAGAGCCGTAGCTGACGATGCAGACGACTACGCTCTTGTAAGTGAAGGCAAAGACGGCTATCTTAACCTGTCTTATTCTGAACTGATACCGCTTTTAGTAGCGCAGATACAAAAGCAGAACAAACGCATCGAAGAACTGGAAAGGAAGGTGAATGATGCAAATACATGAACTTGACACCTATACAGGCACACCATCGGACAGCGATTTTCTTGCTGTCGATGATGGCACAGAGACATTTAAAGTGCCAATGACATCTGTGGGTGTGTCACAGAAAATGGTGGATGTACTGCCTACGCTTGTGGTTGAAGTGAGCAGTTTTTCATCCCTGCCACAGACAGTAACCAATGCCAATATAACAAGCGATATGGTAGTGGTCAATTCCGTGCTTGGCACACCATCAGCACAGACAGGCGATTGGACAGTAACCACGGCAAATGGATCACTTACCATCGCAGGTGACATAAGTGGGTCAACCACATTGACGCTATATCTGATGAAATCAAGATAAGGAGGACATCATGAAACGCAGTAATTTCAACACCTTCACGATGTGTGGGGGGGGGCTACAGAAATATAGAATCTTCCCTCGACAGACTTCTGGAAGGAGGTCTGAGGTAAGGCGCGATTGGGCGCAAAGATTGGTTAGAATTAATACGGAGGTGAGTCTCCGTGGGTAAAACTATAATACAGCCAAAGGTTGAAATTGAGGAGCAGGCAATAGCAGGGGTTCTATTTCACAGAGAAGGCGATATTGTTTATGTCGCATCAAATAGAACAGTCTCGATGAATGCGGGAGTATACACCTATCTTTGCGAAGTTCCAACGGAATTCAGACCGAGAGCAGCACGCTTCGTTTATTGTGTTTCAGGTAACAGCGCAGATGTGCGCTGTCTGCTAAGAGTACAGACAAACGGACAAGTAGATGTATATAGCTCAGCGACGGTTTCGAATTCTACTCTCTTCTTAAGCGGCTCATATATTATCTAATCAATCAGCCAAGCCGAGAACCTATTTCACATACATAATGGGTGGTTAAATAACGCATAGAAAGGACAACAATGTTTTTCATCGGCTTTATTATCGGAGCGTTTATCGGAATAATACTTACCTGCCTTTGCGTGGTAAGTGGAAAGGACAACAAATGAACATCGACTTTGAAACATATCTAATACCTATTATCACGGTCGGCTGTATGTGTGTCGGCTTCGTCATGAAGAAATGGCTACCGACAGATGACAAATGGATTCCAACTGTTCTGCTGGTAATCGGAGCCTTATCGGGGCTCATTTTATTTGGCGTTGATTATGAGGGCATAGTCAAAGGTATGGTATCCGGACTTGCGGCTGTCGGATTACATCAAGTGTTCAAACAGCATATGAAGCTTGATGAGCAGAAAACATTTAACACGGATTCTTTTGAGGAGATGGTGGACTATGAAGATACGAACGACTTGTCCGAAGAATAACAAATATTACATAAGGAAAGTTACAGGCGGTCTTAACGGAGCCGTTGCCGGCAATCCGACACAGAGGTATGCAAATGTACTCGACAACTGCGTAGGCTATGCTAACGGCAGATTCAATGAATCCATAAACGACCCGGACCTTAAAGGAATCGTCAAGGCTTTCAAGTATCAGCTCGTGTGTGATGCTGAGGACTTTATCGAGAGCGCAAAAAGACAGGGCTTGAATATAAGCTCCTCTCCGATTGAGGGCGGTATTATGGTCTGGCAGAAGGGCAGAACACTCAGCCCAAGTGACGGAGCTGGACATGTAGCATTTGTTGAGCGTGTGTATGATGACGGCTCAATCATGACATCTGAGAGCGGTTGGGCAAGCTGGGCATTCAAAACTGTACGCAGAGACAACAAGAACGGTAGATGGGGGCAGAATTCAAACTACAAGTTCAGAGGCTGTATCATCAACCCGTCTATCAAAGACCCAAAGGTTGTTCCGGTCCCTCCGCTTACAGTAGATGGCATCGGCGGTGCTTGTACAGTAAGAGCGATGCAGAGATTCTTTGACACTCCACAGGACGGAGTTATCTCTGGGCAGAACAGAGTACAGTCTAAATTCTATCCGTCTCTCACTGCTGTTGAGTACGGAAAGGGCGGTTCTATCTGCATAAAGAAACTTCAGAAGTGGTGCGGAGCATCTGCTGACGGAGTGCTCGGAGAGAATACCGTTAAAGCATGGCAGAAAAAGCTGAAGGCAGAAGGCTATTATAACGGTGGCATTGACGGAGTGTTCGGAAAAGGCTCAATGAAAGCATGGCAGACCTTCCTCAACGACAAGCTGTTTAAGACGGAGACAACACCACAAGCGCCAGAGGGAAAGCCGTCTACTCCCAGCACAGACGAAGGGAACGCTCCATATAAGGTAATCGATGTATCCGACTGGCAGAGCAAGATTGATTGGGCGAAGGTCAAGGCAGATGGAGTAGTCGGTGCGATCATCAGATATGCTGACGGCACCACACTTGACAAGAGGTTTACCGAAAACATGGTAAACGCTAAAGCGGCAGGACTCCATGTAGGATCATACATCTTCTCAAGAGCTAAGACAAAGGCTGAGGCTGAGGCTGAGGCTGAGAGGCTGTTCAATGCTTGCAAGCCATATGACCTTGATATGCCTTTGTACATAGACCTTGAGGTTGCTTCTCTATCAAAGTATGCCGACACTGTGGCACCAGCATTCCTAAACAAGATGAAGGCTCTTGGTGGCAGAGGCGGAGTATATGCAAACCTTAACTGGTGGAATCACTATCTTACAGGCACAGCAAAGAACTACAGCGCATCTCCGTTCTGGATCGCACAGTATAATGACACAATGGACTATAAGCCTGCGGATCGAATGGGCATGTGGCAGTACACATCTTCCGGCAAGGTAGACGGCATCAACGGAAAAGTTGATATGGATAAATGCTATGTAGCTTACTGGAATACACACCAGAAGAATTCAAAGGCTGAAGAGATAGTCGCTCATGCAAAGGAATATGCATATCCGGAAGGCACTAAGGCCTCAGAGTATGACTACCCAAAAGGCAGTGCAAAACCTGCTTATGTATCGGCCTTGAAGGAGTATATGGGCAAGACTGCAAAGATAAGCCAGACGGACTGCGGATATTTTGTCAGCACTTGCGTCAGGGCAAGCGGATTATCATCGACATTCCTTGCGCTGCCGGCCAAAGCGTCAAATCCTTACCCTTCTGTACCAAGTACCATGAGCATAGTACATAAGGGTCCTCTTGATGGATTCGCATTAAAGGCAGGAGATATAATAAGATATAGAAAGGAAGGCGGCCAGCATACTGTCCTGTATATCGGTGGCGGCCGCATCGCACACGCATCAAGAAAGCACGCATTCCCAAGGATAAGCACAGCAAAACCTTGGACAAATTCAAATGTAAAGCAGAACACCATACAGGTGCTGAGGGCAAAGTGAGGTGGCTGTTATGACTGAAGCAATTATTGTGGCGTGCATAACCGGGGCATTTGCCTTGCTCGGAACATATCTGACTGTCAATTCAGGCAATAAGACGATAATGGCAGAACTCAAAACGCACCAGGCGGTGCAGGATGAGAAGATAGACAACCTCACAAACGAGGTCAAAAAGCACAACGACTTTGCTACAAGAATACCCATTCTTGAGGAGCGAGTCAGGCAATTATCTAATAGTAAGTAAGAGGTGGAAACATGAGTATTCCAAGAGCGACTACGCCCACATTGGCGCTGACGTTTTCCAAAGATGATCTGGATCTGACGACTGCACAAAATGTGTATGTAACACTTGAGCAGGGCGAAAAGAGCCTGACAAAGTCCGGGAGCGTCATCAATGTAACGGCAAACAGGATAGAGATATTCCTGAGTCAGTCTGAGACTCTTAAGTTTGCCGAGGGCGACGTAAAGATACAGGCCAACTGGACCGCTGAAGGTGGTGGCAGAGCTGCTTCTGTGGTCAAGACAATAAACATGTCCGAGCAATTACTGAGGAAGGTGGTCGAATGATTGTAGTACCGATGGAAGTCTCGGTGTCTGAAGTATTAATACCGATGGATGTGGCAGAGACAGAACTATCGGTAGACGTGGGCGTGGACTACAGCGTCATTATGGCGACTCCATATGAAGGAGAGTATGAGTTCACGCCTTCGGAACAGACACAAGTAATAGACATGAGTGGCCAGAGAGCCAAGCAGAACATTATCATAAATCCGATCCCGTCAAACTATGGACGCGTAACGTGGAACGGTACATCACTAACGATTGAATAAGGAGTAAGAAATGGCAAAGAATGTTGTGATAAGAGACAACACGTACAATTCGGTTCCGTATGTTGAAATTCCGCAGGTCGGAGGAGGCAAGGCAGAGTTCTATGATGTTAGCGGGGCTAATGCGGCGGCTGCCGATGTAAGAAACGGCAAAAAGTTCTTCGGTGCATCAGGAGAAGCTACCGGCGCAATGACAGAAAAGGCTGCAGCAACCATCTCTCCGAGCACAAGCCAGCAGAAGATAAATGCGGGGCAGTATCTTGCAGGCGATCAGACAATAGAAGCTGTAACCACAACAGGTCTGCAGGCATCGAATATCGTTGCAGGTGTTACAGTCAAGGTAGGAACAGCCTCTGATGATGACAGGATCGCAAACGTAACGGGCACAGCACAGATCCCGGTTATTTCGCAGGACAGCACAACTAAGGTGTTAAGCATCTCGTAGAGGAGGCATATCATGGCCAATATATCACTTTGGGGAGCAGACTATCCGGGTGTTCCGGGCATAGAAATTCCCAAGACGGGCGGCGGCACAGCAATGTTTATTGATGAGGAAGAAATCGTTACATATTACACGGGTTCTTCCGCACCGCCGGCAAGTTTAGGCAAGGATGGAGACATATATCTGCAGAGGTAGTTTATGGCAATCGCAAGATTAGTTCCGAGCGAACTATATAATGCGGCTGGTACTTCGTACCTAACGGTATCGAACGCCAGTAACGCATACACAAATACAGACTCGACGACCTATGCGACAGTCAATAACATCTATGCGAGTACGACCAACCGATACGTCTATCTGCGAGGCTTCAACTGGGATGCGGTTCCGTCTGATGCGATAATCAATAGCTTCCGTATCTTGCTGAAGGCGTCTGAGAGTGGCGGTTCAACTTCATCGTCATACAGGCCAGTCTTATGCAAGGGCACATCGACATACTCGAATGCTTACTGCAATGCAATCACAACGAGTGCTACTGTCCGCGAGTTTAGTTTCACACAGGACTATGCGACATTCCGAGACGACGGAGACGAGTTCGGAATCAGAATCAACTGTCGTAGAGGTTCGAGAAACACATCGGCAAGCTTTGAGATTTACGGAGCAGAAATCGAAGTCGATTACACAATACCGAATCCAGCCACAGTTACCTCAACTCTGACTGGTAACGGAACCATTAGCCCGAGCGGAGCAGTCTCTACATATGACGATGCTGAGTATACGCTGACAATTACGCCAACGGACAAAACAGACCCAGTAACGGCTACCAAAAACGGGGTGGACATCACTTCCGACTTAGTAGCACACGGGGCTGGAAGTACGCTGACAATAGTTCCAGATGATGTAACGACCAGCGGCATACAAAGCGGCTCGTCTTATGCTCAGTATGCTATCGGTCATTCAGCAGAAAGCCCATACTCAAGCACATCGAACATGTACGCCAGTTCTGGCTCGACAGGCTACGCATCGTATAGTTTCGACTTCTCGGGTATTCCAAGCAATGCCACGATTGAGGACATCGAGGTCAGATGCCACGGACACAGGGAGTCGAGCACCATATCATCGACATATGTCTCGAAGTGCGTTCTGTATAACGGCTCGTCAGCGGCGAGTGAGGAAGTGGACTTTCCGAGTACGAGTTCCAGCATCATCACGCTGACACCGACAACGATGCCGACAAGGGCACAGCTGGACAATTACACTGTCAGGCACTATGTCGGATATTATGGTGGCCTGGTAACTGGAATTTCCTTTGTGGTTACGTATTCTGTAGGCACAGGCATAGACCACTACACCTATACGTACATCGTATCTGGAAATGCGACAATCAATGTTGTTATCGGAGCACAGGGAGATGTGTTTATATGGGCAAGGGACCCGGATTGGCAGAAGTTTACTAAGGCTTGGAAGAAAGTAAACGGAACATGGACACAGCAGTCTGATTTAACAACTGTGTTCCAGAGCGGAGTGAACTACATAAAAGGATAGGAGGGCTTTTATGGAAGATAACAAAGTGCCGTACATCGTATATGAAGGAACAATAGCAAGATTCGAGCGCACAGTCCGACGGCTGATAATAGTCCTCGCAGTAACGATACTGCTTCTATTCGCAAGTAATGCTCTATGGATTTACGAATGGAACCAGTACGATTATTCCGATGTAACAGTAGACAGCCAAGACGGAGGAAACGCCAACTACATGGGTGTTGGAGCAAGCGGAGTAATCAACAATGGCGAAGGTAAAAGTAAGGACAAGGACTAGAAAGAATCGAAAGGCTGTTAAGGGCACACGCACAAGAGTGAGACGAAAATGAGACTCGAAGACTATTCACGCTCTGATCTAGAGCACGCCATTGATGAATGGGTAATATTGCGCAGACATTCAGAGCGAAATCGTCAGATTTTGAAGCGGTATATGCTGGACGGGATTTGTTTTGAGCCTTTAGCGGAAGAATTCGGCATGTCAGTCCGACAAGTACAGAATATAGTTTACAAGACGCAGGAACAACTGTTGAAACATTTATAGCTCGCCAAATGGACGAGAACTCACTCTCTTCATTTTTCCTACTTTCCTCTCACGCCCCTCGAAAGAGGGGCATTTTTTTATTTTTTGAAAAATTTAAAAATCCGATTTAAGATTCATTTCATTTCTTTAGAATTTTTTTCAAATTTTTAAGAAACTAAAATTGCATATTTCTTTCGTTATAAGTTGCGCCGAGGGTTCGTACTCTCGGCTCTTTTTTATTGCGACAATTTAGACAGGAGGTGGAGACATGTACATCGAATTCCAAAATAATCCTTGTGGGCGTAGAGTCGGCGATTGCGCAGTTAGGGCATTGTCAAAAGCACTCGATACAACATGGGAGTCGGCCTATTTGATGCTGACAATAAACGGTCTGCAAATGTGCGATATGCCGTCGAGCGACAGTGTACTCGGCGCGACTTTAAGGCAAAACGGCTTTGAGAGACACGCGCTGTCAAACACGTGTCCTGATTGCTACACGGCAGAGGAGTTCTGTAAGGAATTTCCGACAGGGACATATGTCCTGTTTTTTGGCGGACACGTGGCGTGCGTAAAAGATGGCGGCACGCTTTACGACGCTTGGGACTCTTCGCAGGAGCTTGTCCAGTATTACTGGGGGAAGGAGTAAATCATGGCTGGTTACAATTATTATCCGCAAAACTATCAGATGCCTGCGTACTATCCAACGCAGAATAATGCTTTTCAAGGCGTTGGAAACGTTGGATCTAATGTACAGAGTTCCTTGATATGGGTGCAGGGCGAGGGAGCGGCAAAAAGCTACCCTGTTGCACCTAACACATCGGTTCCGCTCTGGGACTCTGAGGCAAATGTCGTGTACATCAAATCGGCTGACGCATCGGGTATGCCGAGTATCAAAATACTGGACTATACCGTACGCGACAATGCGCCGAGAAAGGCAGAATCAGCGCCTCAGGCAGACTTTGTGACGCATAACGAGTTAGCGGACATACAGAAGGAAATCGACGCTCTGAAGGCAAAATTAGAGCGCACAGCAGACAAGAGAAACGGAGGCAAGAACGATGGCAAGTGACCTTTTCAACAGCATGGGAGGCTTCGATCAGAACAACTTGATGAAAAGCCTCAACGAGCTCAAAAGCCAAGTCAGTGATCCAAATCAGGCGATACAGCAGATGCTCAACAGCGGCAGGATCAGTCAGTCTCAATACAACGCTGCTGCTCAAAGAGCACAGCAGATCATGCGGATGTTAACACCTAACGGCCGAAGGTGATGACATAAACCTTTTAATTACTTTTTACAACTTTTTTATGACCTTTTAAGGAGGTAACAAAATGGCACTAACTGATAACGAAAATGGAAGCATGTTCACGATGCCTGTATCACCTATGTACGGAAACGGCGGCAATAGCGGCTTCGGTTTCGGCAACGACCTGTCATGGCTCATTTTGCTTCTTCTGTGCGGCTGGGGCGGTGGCTTCGGCTTTGGAGGCGGCTTTGGCGGTATGGGCGGATTTGCAGCTGACGGCGCAGCACTCTATCCGTGGATGAATCAGGCTGAGATCACACAGGGCGGATTCCGTGATCAGATGATAAACAACAACATTACAAGCATCAGAGACGGAATCAGCGACATCAGCACACAGCTTTGCAACGGCTTTGCCGGTGTAAACGCTGGAGTGGCTAACGGATTCGCACAGGCTGAGATCGCGGCTAACAGCAGACAGATGGCAAGCATGAACCAGAACTTCGGACTGCAGACATCTATCCTGCAGGGCTTCAACCAGCTCGGATCTGACTTCGCAAGCTGCTGCTGCGAGAACAGACTCGGACTTGCCAACCTCGGATCAGATATCGCAAGAGAGGCATGCGCTACAAGAACAAGCGACACTCAGAACACACAGGCTGTACTGAACGCTATTAACGGCGGTATTCAGTCCATAAAGGATCAGCTTTGCGCTGACAAGATTGATGCGAAGAATGACGAGATCGCTCAGCTTAGACAGGAAGTTCTCTTCGCAAGAGGACAGGCTTCGCAGGATGTACAGACAGCGGCTCTGCGTCAGTCCGATGCAACAACAGCAAATCAGCTCCTTGCAGAAATGAGAGCTTGCCCTATTCCGTCAATGCCTGTCTACGGACAGACACCTATCTTTACATGCAATAGCGGATGCGGTAACGGCTGCGGATGCGGAGCATAGGAGGTGTGACATGGCTGCAGAATATTTGGCAAATGCTGAACAGAATGTGGCACTTAACAGCCCGATCCTGTTCACAGCCTCTATCCCTTGCAGAAGAGGTAACATCTTTCACGAAGATGGTACAGGGATTTTTATTCTCCGTGGCAACACCAACAATTGCTTTGCGAGATATCAGGTCGTGTTCAACGGCAATATAAGTCTGCCTGAGGGCGGCACAGTAGGTCCTATCGCGGTGTCGATCGCTGTAAATGGCGAAGAGCGTCCGACAAGCAGGGCTATTGTCACCCCGGCGGCTGTTGAGGAATACAACAATGTGACCTCAACTGCAATCGTGACCGTACCGAAAGGGTGCTGCTTCAGTCTGTCGGTGAGAGCCGTAAACGGCAACACAGATCCGACAGCTACACCGGCACCAAGCATTTCGGTTATCAATTCGAATTTGACGATATCGCGCATAGCATAAGGAAGGAGGATGAATATGGATAAGCTTATAAAATTTGTCTGCGATGAGCTTGATGACCTTGAACGCAAAGTCAGCAAAGAAGGTAAGCTGTCAATGGCAGAAGTCGAGTACATGGATAAACTTGCTCATACCAAAAAGAATCTCCTCAAGTCTGATGAAATGTACGAACAAGGCTACAGCGGTATGATGTACCCGAGGTATTACGGAGATGATCGCATGGACGGAAGTTCTTATAGAGACGGACGCTCCTATGCGGATGATCGCTCCTATGGTGACGGACGCTCTTATGCCAGAGGAAGAAGGCGCGACAGCATGGGAAGATACTCGAGAGGATATTCGATGGCCAACGAGGACATGATGGACGAACTGCGTGATCTTATGGAGAAAGCGCCTGACGAGATGACCAAAAGGGAATTCAAGAAGTTCATCGACAAGATCGAGACCATGTAGGAGGTGAGCGCCCTTGATTAAAGAAGAAGAACTGCTGGAGGCAATAGCCGAGTGTCAAGGGCAGCGCAATCCTAACGCATCAACGTGCATGAAGCTGGCATCGTACTATATCATTCAGGATCATATCGGCGGTAAGCAGGAGGAACCGCCGGTGCCGCAATACTCTTATGCTTCAGGACCAGAAGAGGTCACTTATGATAGTGGAACGGAATTCTCGGACAGAATAAAGGGTATGGACATAAATGATGTGCTTGCGGTGATTGATGAACTAATGTCTACATTATATATAGTCAATCCACGGCTGTATGCCGGCGTGATGCGTAAACTATGACAAAAACGGGTGCCCGTCTGGGTGCCCGTTTTTATTTCTTTTTAAATTCGATGAAAAAATATCCAGTTGTGGTCGTTCTTCTCTGTATGACATAGCTTTGCTCCTTTCTAATTGAGTTAATAGAAATCTATTATTTGTGCTTCTTATCGTCAATATTTTTCGCAGTTTATTCAAAATAATTTAAATTTTCATTAGAATTGTATTGACTTTCATTAGAATAATTCTTATAATGACATTGTAATCAAACAGGAGATAAATACACGGAGGACAGAACAATGACAACAGTAGAGAAACTTAGGGCAGCAGGATACCCACTCAGGATAAAAGGCAACGATGGATATAGTGCAACCCTTGTAGGTGTACAGCCATTGCTCGACGGAGATTACGAAGCTGTGTACAGGTATCCGGGCGGCGAATGTGTGCATGACCTTGCAGAAATCAATTCTCACTTCGAGATAATTGAGAAGTAAATCACACACCGAGCCCGGCGGTATATCCGGGCACAGGAGGATAGAACAATGACAAAGAGAGAGCACGAAGCACTTCAGAAGGAATTCAACAAGATGAGTGAGTATGACGCAGAGGCGGATGTCGCATTCAAGAGACTCCAGGATCTGAACGGAACAGAGGGTACGGGACACAGATGGTGCTGTGCAGCACAGAATTACAGAGACCTTCTGAGCAAGGGCAAGGACTACACGTACATCTATGATCAGTATGTAGAGGCGAACGGCAAGCGCGATGCGATGATGGATCTCGGGCGCACATTGGCAGAACTGAACTTCTGGAAGAAAAAACAAGCTGATAGGAGGTAAATATGTACTGGCTTGATGAATACGACATCGTAACATACTGCGATATCAACGAGTGCAGTGACTGCCCGAGATACGGTGACAACTGCGATGGACGGGAGGACGACGATGAGCTGGTGGAGTGATGGAGAGCCTTTTGATGAATGGGAAGGCTGCAGAAGATGCAACTTCAGCAAAAATCCGAGCAAAAAGACATGTAAGGGATGTAAGACAGGCGACTACTGGAACTACGGTGTATGGGATGAAGAAGAGGAGGAAGATGATGAGACTGAATGATTTTCTGAAAGTGCTCGATACGATAGAGCCGATCAAGGTGTACCTCGACGGATGCGAGGACAAAGAGTACAAATCAGACGAAATGCCGGAATGGTACAAGGATCTGGAACTGTCCGATGTGTATGTCGATGATGAAGGACTCGGCGTTTCAATCTACACAGCATAGGAGGACGAGATGCAGAAATACACATCAACAAGATACGAGGCAAGACAGCTGATCGGCAGCGGAAGGCTTGCCGAGACATGGGAAACGCTGGACAAGGCGAAGAAGGGCATCGACAAGGCGAACGAGAGAGCAGTGAAGAATGGCTATCCGGCAGAACGCTATCTGATCACCAAGACGGTGTCTGAGACAGAATGGACCGACAAGATGAAGTTTAAGGGCAGAACCGTAACGGAGAGGGCAATACAGACATACCCGAAGGAGGCAAAGTAATATGATGAAGGTCAAGGATCTGATAGCAGAAAACATCGACATCGATGTGATCGACGACTATGATGAGCGCTGCTGGATAGCAAAGTGCGGAGCATACAAGCTGACAGATGAAGCGGCTCAGAAGTTCCACAGGGTACTTGATATCGATGTGGAGATGAGAAAAGATATAGCGGTCCTGCACTGCGAGACAGCAAAGGAAGCCAACGAGTGCAAAGTATTCTTCCTGAGTTTGGCAGGGTACTGCGCAGCAGAGGACTATGACAGATGGTTTGTGGAGGTATAGGCATGAAGGTAGGCGACAAGATCAGGATCATATACATGGACGGAGAGCCACAGTACGAGGGCAAGAAGGGCACCGTCACACACATCGACGATGCAGGGCAGATACACGGCACATGGGGCGGCTGCGCACTTATACCAGGAGTCGACGAGTATGAGGTTATCGACTACACTGGAGCAAAACTGACAGCGGCAACGATCGGAACATACCTGTTCCTGTATGTGCTGATAGACATAATCGAAGCAATCTTCGGAGTGATAATATAATTTTTTAGCAATATCTTTAAAAACAACTTTAAAACAATTAAGCAATATTGTATAATAGAACTATAGCGAAAGGAGGTGTTAAATGATTGGAAGAAGCGGCAGAGTCCGTATGAAGACCGCACGGACGGAGGCGCAGCTTACACAGAACGAGGTTGCAAAGCGTATGAACCTTTCAATCAACACAGTTCTGGATTGGGAGCTGGGCAGAAGAAAACCGAGAGCAGATCAGCTTGAGGAATACTGCATTATATGCGGATGCCGACCGGAAGATATTTATTTTGACTAAACCATTAGGTTAAACCTAAAGGAGGTCAGGCATGTTACTAACAGCAAAACAGTTAGCACAGCACGCAGAAGTAAGCACAAAGACGATCATGCGCATGAAGGACAGGGGAGATATTCCGTATTACCAGATTGGCAGACAGATTCGCTTCAAACTGTGTGAAGTGGAGGAGGCCACAAGATGTCAAAAACGAACGAACGGAGCGCCGTAGCAACTCCGCAGATACATTCTATCAAAAAGAAGAAGCCGACACAAGAGGACAGGGTCCTTCAGTATCTGCGAGATCACGGCGGCATAACAACGATGGAGGCAGTCAGAGAGCTTAGCATCATGAACCTGCAGCAGAGAATTCTGAGGCTGCGTGAGATGGGTTACAACATCGTAACTGAATGGGAGGTATCTCCGAACGGAGCAAGATACGGGATCTACAGATTACAGGAGGAATCTTAATGGCAACTTATGAAGATATCGCAAAAGCGAACGAGACCATAACAACAACGCCAATAAAGGGCAAGAATTATGCAGAAGTGCCGCAGAGAGTAAAGGCGTTCAGGATGCTTTATCCTAACGGCACGATAGATACTCAGATCATATCAAACGTAAATGGCGTGGTGGTTATCAAGGCGACAGTAGCTGATGAAGGTGGAAACATCCTCGCAACCGGGCACGCCTACGAAAAAGAAGGTAACGGCTTTATCAACAAGGAGTCGTATATCGAGAACTGCGAAACATCAGCAGTAGGCAGAGCACTCGGATTTATGGGGCTTGGCATCGATACATCGATATGCAGCGCAGAGGAACTTTCTAACGCGATCCTTAATCGGGACAAGCCTAAAGGTAGAAAAGAATCTGAGGAGCCCGATCCGAACGCGACCATAGCAGATGCACCGAAGGCAGTCAGCAAAGTAAAAGGTATGATCGCCACACTCAACGATATGGGTGCTACAACCTTTATGGATGAACTGAAGCAGATGTACGGCATTGAGAAGGTCGAGGACATCAAGAAAGGTGACTACAACACGATCATGCAGCTTGGTCAGAGCAAATATGAAATGTTAAAGGAGGCAGAATAGATGAATGTCAAAAGCACGATAGGCAAGCCACTTCATGAAGCAATAAAAGGCCTCGATTGCAATGTGAAAATCGGATCAAAAAGCGGATATGTGTTTTGTGGCAAGCCAACTGCAATAGAACTTCATGAGATTGATGGGTATTGCATTGAAAAGTTTGAAAAAAGCATCGAAAGTGAAAAAAAGGAATTGAGGGTGCTTGTTTCAGAATTGAAGGAGCTTGAAAAGAAAATACAAAACAAAACGCAGTCTTTATATAAAAAGCAGGATGCATTAAAAGCAAGGCCACATTTGTTGAAACGCAAAGTGCTGGATGTTTATAAATCTATATCTGAAGAAAACACATACTGCATGATAGTCGAAGGCAATGAGGTAGGCGATTACTGGACTGTAGACGAATATAAAAGCAAGGAGGCAGAATAGATGAATAGCGTTGTACTGATTGGAAGACTCTGCGCAGATCCAGAGCTTTCATACACACCAAACACACAGACGGCTTGCTGCAGATTTACTCTTGCTGTCGACAGGCCGAAGAGACAGGGAGAAGACGCAGGTGCTGATTTTATACGCATTACTGTATGGGGAAGACAGGCTGAAACCTGCGACCGCTATCTCGCAAAAGGCAGACAGGTTGCAATACACGGACGCATCCAGACGGGCAGCTACAAAGACCGTAACGGTGAGACTGTATATACGACAGATGTAGTGGCTGACCGAGTCGAGTTTCTCGGCAGCGCAGGAGGCGATAATTCGCGTTCTGACGGAAGTTATCAGCGGAATGGTAGTAATTATCAACCGCAGAATAACGCATCGCAGAACGGCGATAAACAGCTCGGATTCAATGACCTGCCGCAGGGATTCAGCACCATGAATGAAGATGTGCCGTGGGGTTAAGTCATGATATTTCTCGAAGAGCCTAATGTGGAGCTGCTTTACAAACAGGCACGTATCACATTGAACCTTGACAAGAAAGATAATCGGTCGATAGTTCAGCTATTCAGCGGTCTGAAGCTGGGTGAGGAATATGACATCACCATAAAGAAAAAAAGCAAAAGATCGCTGAATGCTAACAATTATCACTGGCAACTGTGTGAGCAGATATCAAAGGTCCTGAAAGTCAGCAAGTACGAAGCGCACAATCAGCTCATGATCGACTACGGAACCGACTGGCTCGATGCAAAAGGCAGTCCAACGTATGTGCTTATGAAGGACGATGACAGATATCTTCGCAAAGAGACTGAACACTACCGGCCGACAGATGCTGTCGAGGATAGAAAAGGCACTATGTACCGATGGTTTGTGCTCCTGCTGCCAAGTCATTTGATGGACACTAAACAAATGTCCGAGCTGATAGATGGCACGGTGTCAGAGGCAAAGGAACTTGGCATTGATACCAGGACACCTGACGAGATCGAAAGGATGAAAGCACTATGGGATACACAAGCATAATGACTGACGATATGGAGTCATGCTACGTATGCGGCTTAAGGGCAGATGAGATACATCACGTGATGCACGGTCCGGACAAGAAGTTATCAGAAAAATACGGTCTTATGTGTCCGCTCTGCAGAAAACATCACAGCATGGTACACCACGAGGGCGGAGAACTTGACAGGATTCTGAAGCAGGATGCACAACGAGCTTTTATACGAAAGTATCTTGGCAAATGCTACTTATAGGAGACGAAATGGCAGTTTTAAGGAAAGAAAAGAAAAGCAACTTTACGGTTATAGATAATGCGATTTTCAAAGATCGCAAAGTATCGTTCAAAGCGAAAGGGCTGCTGTGCCAAATGCTCTCTTTGCCGGACGGTTGGGAATATTCAGTCAAAGGGCTGGCAACACTTGCAAGTGACAAATACTCAGCAATTACAAGCGGTCTAAAGGAATTGGAAGAAGCTGGATACTTCCGCAGAGAGCAGTTATACGACAAGGGCAAGTTTGCTGGATATGAGTACATCATATCTGAAACGCCTGTAATGAAAAATTCGGATTTAACGTTTTCGGAAAATCCGATATCGGAAAACACGATATCGGAAAACCCAACACAATTAAATACTAAAGAATCAATTACTAATGAATCAAAAACTAAAGTAATAGATATACGCCATATGATTCCACCGACAATTGAAATGGTAGAGGACTACATAAATGAACACGGGTACAACGTAAATGCTCATTCGTTTATGGATTTTTATGAATCAAAGGGTTGGCTGGTAGGAAAGACCAAAATGCGAGACTGGCAAGCCGCAGTCCGCACGTGGAGCAGAAACGAATATGGCACTAAAAACAATAAATCGAGTGGCAACCCATTTCTCGATATGTTACAGGAGGGAGATTTTTGATGACAAAAGACGAGACCGTAAAAATTATGTCAATGCTCGGAGCGTTTTACTCCGGCAGTAAGAACAACGCAAAGATGCAAGCTGCGGCATGGCACATGATACTGGAGAAGTACGACTTTAAAATCGCACAAAAAGCTGTGCTTAACTTCGCAGAAAACGACACAAGGGAATATGCAACATTCCCGGCTGTAGGTGTGATCGTGAGGGAGATCCGCGCACAGCAGCAGCTTGAAGCAAAACCAATAAAGGAAGTAATAAGGGCTATCTCTTACGGAAAAGGGTACGAGGACATAAGCGACGATGCAAAGCGCATCATCAGCGAGGACGTATATAACAAGTGGCTCAAGATCGATGCAGAGGAGTTTGCAGCAAAATCTGACTTTTACGCAAAGATGCTGAGCACAGGCCATACGCTGATGATTGAGTAAGGAGGGTTCAATGAATTTCATAAAAGCGGCTCCACCGAGATTAATGAGGGACGAGCTCGGAATATATGGCGGAGAGAATCGATTAGGCTGGCATGGCGACATGGACCGATGCTGGGTCGATAACGACAACGATATATGTGTATGCTCACGGATCATCAGGACGCAGTTTGGCAATGTCGAGCACGTAACGATCAGCAAGGGCACCGGCACGAATGACGGCACAGGTGAAGTCACATGGGCACAGAAGATGCAGATAAAGAACGAACTGTTCGGAGAAAATAGGTTTGCAATCGAGGTGTTCCCAAAGCAGAAGAACCTTGTCGACGTATGCGACGTATATCACTTATGGGTATTTGACAAGAAGGTTGACATGCCGTTCGGCATAGCAAAGAAGGAATATCAGAAGTCGATAAATCGTGGATACAACATGACGCAGGAAGATATAAAACGGCTTGCTGACGATTACAAGAGAACTGGCAAACTGTAGGAGGATAACAGGAGGGAGTAATAATGATTATTGAAAAAACAGTAGTAGAGAACAACAGATACAACGTAAATCTGGACGATTATGTCTCTGAGGGTGAGCTGACAGTAACGATCACGCTCAGTGAGTACAGGGACCTTATCAAGACAAGTGTTGAGAATAAGCAGAGAAAAGAGCATGAAAGCTGGCTTGAGCAGTATAACAGGGCAAACGATGCCGAAAAGAGAGTGAAGGAACTGGAGACGGAAGTCAGCAATCTCTATAAGAGGCTTGCAGACAATAATGATGCTGAAGGTGAAGGCAATGAGTGACGTCATCAGCAGATGCGAACTGTTCAATAAACTTGCAACGATACCGGCACCGCCAGAGGCTAATGATTTTAAGGCAGAAGTCTACAAGGTGATCCAGCAGATGGAGACCACGGATAAGTGGATACCTTGTAGCGAGAGATTACCGAGCGAAAAGGACTACATAGGTGATGTGGTTATATGGTGTACAGACAAAAGCATAGTCGGTGTTGGGTGGTACTACGAGAGTACGAAATCATGGGCAACCATTGATGATACTTTCCCACCAATATTAGGCAAGGTTATCGCATGGATGCCATTATCGGAGCCTTACAGGGAGGAATACTGATGCCAAGACCAATGATCGGATGCAAAGATGCAGTTGAGTGGGTACGCAGCCAGCAAGTCATAGATGTTGACATTCAGGAGCGTGTCATCAACCGTATGGAATACGAATTTGAAAAGGATCTGGGAACACCACCGACATATCACAAAGGCAAGTACGGCAGTAAATACGATTCATGGACCTGCGGTAACTGCGGTCACGGATTGGCAGAGCCTTACTGGAAGTTCTGCCCGAATTGCGGGTACAGAGTCGGAAGGAAGATATACGGCAAGAGGGCAGACCAAATCATAATAGACGAAGTAATGGAGAAATTGGATGAGCTATGACATAGAAATAGGAGTGCGCATATACGACACGGATCTGTACGTATGTATAGCGGAGCCGGAATATGCAAACCCGACATACAACCTTGGTCAGATGTTCCGCGCAGCAACAGGATGGGACTTTGAGCAAGGTAAATGGTACAAATGCGAAGATGTAATAAATGACATACAGCAAGGTATCGGTGAACTGGTGATAAGGCCGAGTAAATATAAGACGCTGGAACCGAAAAACGGATGGGGCACCATATCGGACGCAGTCGAATGTCTTGAAAGTATGCGTGACTGCATATACAGAACGGCAGAAGAAATACCAATCGAACATCTATGGGTCAGGTGGTAGTTGTGAATAGCAGACGCAAAGGCAAAGAGGGCGAGCTCGCACTCGTTAGAAAACTAAAAGAATATGGATACGATGTGCGGAGGTCACAACAGTATGCCGGCATCAACAGTGATGCTGATGTTGTGGGGATTGACCATCTGCACATCGAGGCAAAGTATCGACAGAATGGCCACGGACAGACTTACGAATGGCTGGATCAAGCCAAACGAGAGGCAAGGCCAGACGAGATCCCGGTAGTGATGCACAAGAAGGTGTCAAAGGAATACCGGGGTAATGAATGGCTTGTGACCATGACGCTGGATGACTTTATGCAAATATGGAGCAACTACGAATGATAACACTTCACAGTATAGACCTTAAATACACAATAGATCCGTGCTTCGCGGCGATCAACGTAAGGGGCACAAACGGCTGCAGACTGCTGCATAACATGTCGAAGTCATGCAATTACAAGTGTCCATTTTACAAGCCAAAGGACTGCAAGGACTGGATAAGGGTCGAAGATAGTCAGGGCATCAGTGTGGTGCCGCCGGAAGAATACTACAAATACAGGAGGACAAAATGAACAAAGGACAGGTATACGCAAGTAGAAAAAGCTTTATTGAAAATGGGCTTGGATACATCATGGCTGCCAAGAAGGACTTTGACAGCATCCAGTATGCAAGAAGCGCAGTAACGGACCAGGAGTACATCAGGGTAAAGGACATTTTTGGCAAAGCTGTAACGGTGGACGTAACCGGCGATGATCTTGAAAAGATACTCTCAGACATGAGCAGGATCATACTCATGGGAGAGGAAAAAGTGTCGGTGCCGAGCGGAGTTGTTACGAATCAGGACACACTTCGCAAGATTGCCCATTTGTTTTAATAAGGAGTAGATGATGAGTGAATATGAAGCAGTCGTGAAAGCCGTTGATACCATAATGTCATTTCTTTATACACACGAAAAATCGTCAACGACTTCCATGTGGGAATCTGATATAGACGGAACAACGCTAAAGACTGATTGGGGTTATTTTGAACAAGGGTTAAACGAAATAAAGTGGTACTGCACAGAATTGGAAAGTAATGTCATGCCCTCCGCAGACAGACCGCAAGGGGAGTGGGTAGATATGGGTGACTTTGAACAATGCTCTGTATGCAAAGGAACACGCCTCAAAGAATTTCAATCTTACTATGGCAAAGTGACTTGGATAAAAACACCATATTGTCCATCGTGTGGAGCGAAGATGAAAGGAGCAGACGATGAAGTGTTGCGGAAACTGTGAATATCGCAGACAATCAAAGTTGAAAATTCAACTCAATGAAATTCCAATTACCGCATACTGCGACAACAAAAACAGTTCTTGCTATGATAAATACATCTGGGATGCGGACTGTTGTGCAGAGTGGAAAGGAGCAGACGATGAGTAGGTATATAGACGCAGAATACTGCGAGGACTTTTTCGACAGATGGGAGAGCCGAGTGAAGAACGCAGACCCCGTGACCATAGATGTGGTACAGAACACAAGGACGCTACTGCGTGACGCACCGAGCATCGACATAGTATGTTGCAAGGAGTGTATGCACAATGGCTCTTATGATACGGATTGTCCATTTGGGTGGAGAAATGGAGAATGGAATATGCCAAAGCCTTGTGACTTCTGCTCATATGGAGAGAGGAACAAGTAATGCTTGCAAAAATATTTGTTGGTTGTATGGTGGTGCTCGTAATAGTTATAATTATAGATATTGTCGTAACTATATATGTTCTTACGCATTGAAAAGAGGAAATGATGACACTTGAAGAATATAAGCAGTCAATTATTGAGCATATGGATTTCGGAATTAAACACATAGACTTGGAAGATACATACTCTATAGGCTTCCGAAACGGCATAAGGTGGTGCAAGTCCTTGATAGACGGAGTAGAACCGATATATGACAGTACAGCCGAGATTTCACAGACGGAAATTATAAACCTACAAGGTGGAGAAGATGTGCATGACTTTTGCAAACGCTGTGAAAAATCAAGAGTAAGGCACTTTTATGGCGAACGCTATGTCGTTTGCAAGCAAGCTAATGATGCTCCAAGCATTTGCTTAAAGAAATGTCCGTTGAGTAAATAGGTTGCAGAAGATGTATATTTTATAACTCCGCAGATGGAAAGGAGTGAGTAATGAGACAACCACCTAAAGTATGTCAAGAATGCGAAAAGATAAGAGTGTTATCTTTATATATGGATGGCTCTTGCGATTATACCTGCGGCTGTCCACTGTGCGAATATAGAGAGGCCTATAAAGAAGCCGAACATAAAGAAGCCGAACAAACAGAAAGGAATAAAAGGAATAACCAATGAAAACTAAAGTATATACAAAAAAGGACAAAGTTAAATCAATCGAACTCGAACTTAATGTCGCTGAATATTTTGTAATTCAGAAAGCCTTGTTTGCATTTCTTTCCAACACAGACATGCCAGTAGATGACAGAATACTCGCAGTTGTAATGACCGATGAAATGGAAGAAAAAGAACAAGTTGAATTGGAAGATTTCAATTAGAGGTAATATATGTATCATTTTAAAGCAGATAAAAACTGTAATAAAGTAAACTGGAAAGGCAAAGATATTGTTGAAGTAGCCTATCCAGAATGGAATATTGATGAAGTTTGGGTAGATGAAGAAAGTAATCCTCTTACTATGACTATAACAATAGTTCAGAATCCAAGGACTACTAAATTAGTGATAACCGAAGAAGACTACGAAGAAGCTGATACATAGTCTGCGCGCGGTCGTCTATGTTTGCGCAAGGGCCGCAGTGTATATATAAACACAATAAAAACCACTACGTATTCGTAGTGGTTTTAAATTACTTATTTTACACAATTCTTTGCAACTTCTAAAGTCTTATTTCCAATAATTCCATCGCCTTCACCAGGTCCGATTTGCTCTTCTTGGAATTTCTTTGTCCACGCTAATGTATTATCTCCATAAATACCATCGGCACTTCCAACTTGTCCATCGAACCACCAATCAAGAAATGCTTGCCATTGAGCAACTCTATTACTAATTTCTCCATGGCAAATATAAGTTTCAGTATTTACAGAACCATTGAATCTATGTACGCGTTTAACTCCTTTATATTTGCTATCAGTTAAATCAGTAACACGTATTGAATTGTTCCATTTATTCGAATTTCTTACATTATCATCGCCGCCAGATGCTTCAGCCAGCTTACCATTTCCTAAATATAAGAATACATGACTATCATTGCAACACACATCACCCTTCTTTAATTTAGACTTTGCTGGTTTGCCAAGGTTCGTAAATAAGCTTGAACTATCATAACCTTTTCCCTTATGATAATCCCAAGAATTTCTATCCCTGCATAAGCTTAAAGCTTTTGGAACACATCCGCCATGCGCCCAAGCAGCACCGACAAACGGATTACAGCAATATGAACGTTCATAGTCTGTAATACCTTTCTTTGAGCAACCACCACTAGTTGTATTAGTACCACAGAAGTAGCACCCATTGTGATGAGCGTTTGGACTCCACTTTGATGAATCAGAACTTCCATGTTTGTTTGTATATCCATAGTGGAATCTATTATCACCTGCAATCCAAGCGGCCCACTTGCATGTATCATTAATAACTTCTTCATTAGACTTCACAAGTGTCAACGTTGGAAGCGCGCCAGTATATGCAATAGGTGTTGGCACGGCAGGCTCTTCTGGCTGTGTAGGTTCTACAGATGGCTCTGGCTCTACAGTTGGCTCGACAACTGGTCCAGGGATAGGTTCAGGCTCTACAGTTGGTTCTGGTTCAGGCTCAACTGTAGGTTCTTTAGGTTCAGATGGAACCGGTTCCACAGTCGGCGCCGGCTCCTCTGTTTGCTCTAATGGAACTGCTGAAAAATACTTTATTAATAAAGCAATTAATTGTTCTAATAATTCAATCAGTCTTTCCATAATTAACCTCTAAAATTTTTTGTAACACCAGTTTACATCGGTTTTACTTGCAATTCCCGGTACGGACTCACTTGAACTATATTGCCACATATCGTATGCGCCCTTGTAGTCACAAGTTTTATTATACTGTGCTACCCACTTACTATGTGGCGCGCTAATGGAACCAATTTTGTTGTTAAACCAACTTAAGCTTGCATATACACCAGGTTTATAACCGGCCGCGGCAATCGTATTACAGAACGTATTACATACTGATGCAAGAGTTGATTTAGATTTTTTAGCTTGATAGTTCTTATCTTCCATATCAATGTAAACTGGATAAGTAATTGTCTTACCTTTTAAATGAGCAATACAGAAATTAGCTTCTTCTTTTGCTTTAGCGTCAGAAGTAGCAAGTGAATAATAATATATACCTACTGGTAATCCTGCGGCAATAGCATTAGCATAGTTGTTTTCGAATACTGCATCAATTGTCGGTTTCTTCGAGTCCTTACCAGTATAGCCTACACGTAATATAACAAATTCAATACCTGCTTCTTTAGCTTTTTCAAAATTTGCTTGACTAATTTTTTTCTGAAATTCGCTGATGTCCATGCCTTTGAATTTAACCGACGTATTCTGCGCCGGTGCTACCGAGGGAGTGGACGAAGAGGAGCTTCCGTCAAGTTTAGAATTAAGCCATCTTTGTACAGCTTTTGAAGTGTTTGGTCCCCAATATCCATCTGGACCACTCATTCCAAGATATTTTTGTAAAGCCTTTATTGTGTTTGGACCAAGCTGTCCATCTGGACCACTTAAGCCAAGATATTTTTGAAGGGCTCTAACTACACTACTGCCACCACTTCCATAGGCAATTCCGCTTGAGAATCCACCATGATACTTTTTCAGTTTTGAAAGTTGACCACTAATTTCTCCATCCTGGGTTGTGCCAAGAACTTTTTGAAGTGCCTTAATTGACTTTGGACCAAACTTTCCATCAACCGTTA